TCCTTGAACATTAACCACTTCTCCATCATCTATTGCGTAACTATAACAAAGAATTTCAGTAGAGGGGTCGCTACAATAACGACCCGCCCCACATTTTTTTATGTCTATTTTTGATCTAGTCTCAAAGTCAATGAAGACGTACATTATAGATCGTCCTCAACACTAGGTAGATCCTCAAAGTCATCTTCTGCTTTAACACGTGAAACCAAAGGCTCACCATCTTTTAACTTTTGAATTGACCGAACCCCTACAGAGACGCCTTTATTACCCGTTTCTTTATGTGTATACGCAAATAAAGTAATCCGTGCACGGGCAAAGCACCCAGGATAAAAATCTTCTGGGTCGCTAATGTCGTCTTTGTCTCGATCAATTAAAGCCGGCGCGAACTTTCCCCCATTTGGGCCCTTTGCATTTATATACCACATCCCCGCGCGTTCTTCTCTGTCACTATCATCTCCATCTAAGATAGGCGTTGACAGTTTTTTAGGCATATTTGTGCCCCAGTTCTCTTTAGCTGCGGTTTCAATAGCCTTCTCAAGAATTTTCATGTCTGTTGTTTCTTTTGGGAACATAAGACCGCACCCAAATTTCCCATTTATACGACTTGGCTCAAATACAGCGGGAAAAGACACGATAAATTCGGGGGTTAATAACGATCCATCTTCTTTAAGTTTGAATTGATTCATTTTGATTCTCCTTTTGTTTTAGTCTTCAAAATCATCTTTAGGTTTACCAATTTGCACAGGCTCACCTTTGGCTGATTCTGACACGAGTTTAAAACCGATCTCCGGTTTAAAAGCATAGTCTTTAACTACCTCTTTCCCGACAATTTTATCTAACTTTGCGGGGGTTTTTAGTTTTGGTTTTTCATACAGCTTATCACCATATTCTGGCTCAAGATCAGCAATCACACTTTCTTCTGATTGCCACGTGCGATGACCGTACGCCTGAACCAATTTGTACCCAGGTATATTTTCCCCGTGTATCATAAGCCCCTTAGCGTGGTCTTTCACTGCATTGACCCATCCTGTAATCAGGTCAGCTTTCTCAAGAACCAATTGAATCTGAGACATCTTTAGTTTCTCGGGGGGTGTCGGCTCGTCTTGAAAGTCCTTAACTACGATATCCCGAACTAACTGTCCTGCCGTCGGGCAATCTACAAACGCGGGGCAGAAAGTTTTTTTACACCACTGACCTGCGACTCTCTTAGGGTTTTTACCTAAGGCTTTTTTAGCATTCAGCTAAATCACTTCGGAATGTTTGATATTCTCCATAAGAAACTTGATACCGAGTGACCTTTTCTCCTGCTACCCTAGGCTGGCATATAATAACCTCTCCTTGCATGACATCTTCACCCTCCCAGGCGCAGGTTAGGTAATACATACCTTGCTTATTTTTGTAGGCGTCCACCTTAATGCCTTTACCGTATTTAAAATCAATGACCTTTATCCAGTAAAAAGGCTTGACAATAACAACATCGGCTGTCCCGAAAAAATGTTTGTTCACTTTTTCAAGGTCGACTCTCTGTTCGATTCTTAGTTCGCACCCTTCCTCAAGCTCACCGTACACTAGCTCGACGAAATACCAAACATGGTCGATCATTTCCTCGTCAATTTCGATCTCAAACTCTCCTTGCATAACAGTTTCGCCCACCTTTGATGCCAGCTTTTGGTAGCTCCACTCATGTTCCAAAGTGTCGGCGGCTAATCCATGCGCGACCGTCCCTTTGGCTGCATGGATACTCTCTTTGTTCTCGTAGCCTTCAACCGCTTTAACTGAACCAGGGCAGTTCCACCAACGCTCACAACCGGAAGCAGAAAGAATTGAATGTGCGCCCGGAGCTTTACCCATTGATTACCTCCAAGAAACCGTCAACAACTTGCTGTAATTGTTCGTCATTCAGATCAGCTAACTTAGCCTCGCCTGTTTTTGCAATGATACTTTTTGCTACGTCTTTACCTTTTAGAGGGTCGGCTTTAATAATCTGCGCCCCATAATGACGAGCCAGTTCAATTAAAGACTCTTGTTTTTCCTCAGTCTTTTCTTCTTTCTTAACTTTTACTGGCTTTTCTTCTTTCTTAACTTTTACTGGCTTTTCTTCTTTCTTAACTTTTACTTCTTCTGTGCCCGTCGGTGTTAAGACACTAACTAAGGAAGCGATTGTTTCCGCTAACTTCTGCACTTGATCAGATAGCTGATCCACTTTGTCTTCCATGTACACTTTTCCCATTTTCTGTTCTCCTTTTTTTGTTGTTTTTAGGGTTTGATCATCTTTCAAAATGGTGTTGATGTTATGCAATTTCCATTCTAAAAGCCCCATCATTTTAGATTCAATGGTCCCTCGTATTGTTAAGATGTAAGCATTGACTGGATTCTTTTGCCCCATCCTTTCAAGTCGCGAGATACATTGATCCATATCTTTTGGTAGCCAAGAGGGCTCGACGAATATACATGTTGATGATACGTGTTGTAACCCATCTATCCCTTCGCCTGAGGCCTCCATTTGTCCTAGAAATACTTGGTGCCTGGCCTCTTCTTGAAACTTCTTGACTATCTCTGTCCTTTTTTTAGAGGAGACCGTACCATCAATTGTTAGAGGATGATATTTTTTTAATTTCTCTTGTAGTATTTTACACACGTCTTTGTGATAGAAAAATACAACAACTTTATCCTCTTCTAAACGGTCCTTTATAAATTTAATAGCGTCGTCGATCTTATGTTTAGCTACCGTTCTTCTGATGCGTGAAATTTCACCCATTTTATAATTTTCTGGGTCTCTGTCCCCGGCTAACTCTTGGGTCAGTTCTTCCTCTTCACGAATAGCGTCTCTTACTTTAGCACTGCACTCAAAATCTATTCTTTGAATGATGCGTTGGGGCAGTTCTTTTAGAACATCCCGTTTACGACGGCGCAACATAAAGGAGCTGAGTTTTTGGCTTAGCTCATCTAAATTTGTTGCCCCATTAACAACCAAACCGAAAGGTCCTTGATACGCCCCGCAATATCGATGAGCAAAACTTAAATACTTATGGTAAGGTTTGAAAACCTCTGCCATACATGTTGTCACCAAAGGAAATAAATCAATTGGTCGGCTTGTAATAGGTGTACCTGTTAAAAACCACATCCTTTTAGTTCGACGTAAAATACCATAAGCGCCCAGAATTTTTTTAGTTCTTATTGATGACGCTCTCTTGAGTCTATGGGCCTCGTCACAAATCACTAAATCAAAAGAAAATTTTTGCACCTCTTTTTGAAATTGTGGTCGGATAAGCATCTCGTAGTTTATAATAACCACCCGGGATAAAGGATGAATCTTGTCAACACTTTTATCAATAACTTGAATGGCGCCCCCTTCAAGAGGGAACTCCCATTTTTGGAATTCCTCGACCCAATTATACTTAACTTGAGAAGGGCAAACTATTAAAACCCGAGCATGGTCAACTTCTCTCGCTGCAAAAATTGCCTGTAGAGTTTTACCGAGCCCGGGGTCATCTGCTAATAGGGCGTATTTTCTTTTGGCTAAAAACTCAATGCCCTCTGTCTGGTAGTCTCTTATCATAAAAGGTCAGAAACTTTCTTAGTGTATTTACTTGTTCTGTTATTGTTATTGTCTGTTTTACGTGTGAAATTTAATCGATGTAAAATGTTAGCGATGCGACTAGCATCATATAAAGTGAATTTAGACGCGTTTCCTCCTAAAGCGTTTACATACAAATCAGAAGGAAGGACAGTGCATATGTCTTCGCCCTCTTGGACAAAGTCGCTAAAATTCTGATTAATGTAGGCATCAACAACTTCAAACCAAGGGTCCTCTTGCTGTCTTTTAATAGTCTCTCTTTGGATAAGCTTCTCTAACTCTCTATCGTCAATGTGAATAGGCTCATTTCTGTGATAATAAGCCAATGCCTCTGCCCATAGTTGATCTCGATCTTCCCGAAGCTTTACTAAATCCACACGGTCAATCAAGATAGGCCAGAACCTTCTGTTCCCTGTTGGGTCCCGTAAGTAGCCTTCGTTCTCTGGGTTGATTGTCCCCATCATAATCCCTTGGCGAGGAAATTCTTGAATCGACCGGGCGTAGGGAGGTCTCATTTTATCGACTTGCCTTGTTATAAAACCTTTAAGGGCACGGATACCACTTTTGTTTAAAACGTCCATTTCTGAGAGTTCAAAAATCCAATGCCCTTGGATCAGAGAAACTGCATCTTTATCTGTTAGATCAATACTCGCATCAGAACACCAAGGCGTTGCAAGTGTCGCGATAGTTAGAGATTTACCTACTCCCTGATCCCCCTCTAAAACAAGAACATGGTCAAACTTAATACCCGGTTGGTATATTCTTGATACCGCAGCAAGTAGCGTCTTCCTGCCTATAAACTGTGAGTACCTGCCCTTACTAGCTCCACAATAGGTGTGTAGCCAAGTATCTAACCTAGGTACACCATCCCATTTTAAGCCAGATAAGTAGTCTTTAACGGGGTGATACCGCCGCTCTGAGGCGATAACCTCTACCGCTTCGTGAACATCTTTCGGGCTAACTTCATATTGATGATGCTTTGATAGATAAAAAGCTGTTTGAATAGCGTCATGGTCTTCCCAATGCGCCCCATTCTTAGTCCACGGGGGTCTTGTTCGGAACTCAATGTTGTGGGAGAAATCATTTAACTGTACCATATCTTTGAATAAAGCGTTGGGGATTTTTTTCAGTAGCTGATAGAGGTTATGTTTTGACTTACGTAGACGCCCATCTTTGTACTGGTCCCAGGTCAATTTGACAGGTTTCTCAATTTTAGGAAGTTCGTCAAACTCATTCTCTACGGATTGTGCTCCAACTGGCAAATAACCATAAGCATAAGCATTTTCAACTTTAATGAGCAATTCATTATGAGTCCATTGGGGGTTACAACGTGGGTTAAAGTGGGTTGCTAATAGATCAAGTACTGTATCTTTAGACAGCCCCCAATTCTTACCAATACACGCCACTTGAAATGTCCTAGGGTCTCCGTTTTCCCCTGATACCGCAGGTTCTGTTGTTTGCAGGAACTGAATGTACTTCCTAATCATTGTTGGGTGGTTACTGACTAACCCTTCGCCGGTTATGTCCACCTTATCTTCGCGTGTAAGCAGAGCTAAGAGAGCCTCTGGACAGTTAATCAAAGAGTCTGGGCCTTTGCTTTGGATTGTATAGCGTCCTTTGACGCCTTTCTTAGGGTCATCCACGTATGAACCCGCGGCCATAATGAACTTATCCTTAAACTCCAACCCCGGATAATCTTTCAAAGAAGCCTTAATATTTAAAGACTCCATCTTAGACAGATAAATATGGACGCCCCCAGAGGGAGTGTTTACAACAAAAGTCTTGTTAAATAGGTCTTTAGGTATCTGTAAATCTTTACAAAGACGAGATAACGGTTTATCCCCTTTTTTAAAGGACCTTTTGTCCACATCAATAACCACAATACGGTGGGATAAGAGTGCTTGGTAGTTCCTGACACTCAAATTAATTGTTGGATCAAAAGGGGTGTTCAAGAAACCTTTACGTGCGGGGATTTTGGTATTCCCAACACAAGGGATTAACATAATACCCGCATCTAGGTATTTTCTAAACAAATCTAAATTCTGGGTGTTTTTAGAGGTCGGCTGCTGCATTTTCATTAGCTCCTAGGAATTTTTCAATTGAACGTTTGGTGCATAAAATAACTCCTTCTCGTGTTATATAACGTTCTAAAACCCCCTTCCGTGCTAATGCGTATAAATGTTGTTTTGACACTGGCAGTATTCTATGTAATTCCGGCCAAGAAACCATCTCCCCTGTATCATAGTCGGTGTCTTCAAAAGACTCTATCCCTTTAGTTTTAGTGTAGTATGTGTTCAAATAAGACACATCAAAATACAATCTGCCCCCAAGTTTACGGCGCTCAAGCTTCTTTCGGACCATAAACTGGCGGAAAGCTGTCATTGTTTTCCCAAGTATGCTGGACGCTTCACGCGACGTAACTAATGTTTGCCCTTCATATTCTATCATTTATTCCTCCTAATTTGGTTATTAAGTGCTAATTATATTACACTCATAAATATTATATGTCAACTAAATAATCATCGCCCTTTGTTTTTTCTGTATTCTTTGTAGGTTTCAAGGTCCATCCATTCTTTCCCGAGTAATTCATCGTCGTTTTTGTGTTTTTGGTAGTATTTTTCAGAGAAATACACAATTAGCCCTATGGTCATTATCACTGAGAAAAATCCTAAAATAAACATATTCATTTAATTACCCTCCTTTTTCACCTCTTCAAACTCAATTGGTTTAAAAGTATTGTCGTCTGTTAAAACAAATATTACATACTCAGTAGCCAAATAAATATTTCCCTTAAATTCAATCATCGAGACGCACCTACCACATTCATTAGGTACGGATGTTTTAAATTCGAAACTTTTTCTTTTTATTTTAGATTCATCGGTACAGGCGTCTTCCATAATGAATATATCTTCATTCTCGCTCATAACTCAAACCCCGCTATTGTTGGTCTATGACACGCTGACTCTGGAGCTGATCCGCATTTAACAATGCCGACTATTCCACAGCCTGTTAGGCATAGGCATAATGTTATTAGTAGTAGTTTCATTGGTTTTCCTTTGGTGGTTCGGGTAATGGCCTCCAATGGGTTACTTTCCAATTAATTATTCGAGTAAATAGCGGCTCTTCCATTCCTGTGTACCAATTGCCATTTCCTCGTAACAAGGCTACACCGCCCTGTACTAAAACAACCTCACCAAATGCAGGCAACCTATCTTCTACACTTATCCATTTCATTGTTTAGCCCTCTCCAACTCCTGTGCTAGGAATTGTTTTATTTTACGTTTAAAAGCTGTAACACCCAAACCCTGTTTTCGCGCAATAGCGATTATGAGACTATCTCTCATTATTTTATCAAACCGCTCTTCAACGTCTTTAGGGAGTTTTGTCATTGAGTATTCCTCTCATCATTCTCCTTAACCCACTTCTTAACC